GTCCCAGAGTGGTCAAAGAGTTCTCGATGTACCAACCACCAGGACCTTGGAAGGCATGGGAGTACAGCTTCACAAACGGCAGATCTTCACCGTTAGGAGCAGGAAGGAAACGGATAACGGCATAACCATTGCCGCTTTTGTCAACGTCCAGTTTCCAGAGACGTTCATCACCAGTATTGGTGGTGTTCATCTTTTCGACTTCCTTGACCAGTTTGGCAGTCAGGGAGCCAAGTTTAGATTGCTTTTTAAGATCAGCAAAAGACATTCGGATTACCTCGGATTTTGTTGGATTAGTTTGGTTGACTTGGATATTATAGCAAGGTTGCCCTCAGGCGTCAATGTAGTCCTTGAGGGATTGGACAGTTTGTTCCATGGTCGAGAACAGGACGTTCATGTCCGTTCCTGGTGGGAATCCCATCAGGACCACAGATTTTTTCAAGTTTTCTTTCATTTCAACGGCAGCAGGATCATCAGAGAGTGACAATCTTGCATACATGACTCGTTGTTTTTCAAGAAGTTCAATCATCATATCAATATGTTCCAATTTTTCTTCATTATCCATCATCCCGAAAGATGCTGCATCAGAATACAGTGCTTCTTGAAGACTATTGATTTTAGTTAATTCTTCCTGAATAATTTCAGAATTAAAAAATTCACTCATTTACAATTTTCCTCAGAAGTTTTTTGTAATGGAACACATCAATATTTAGAAAGGGTAGATATTTTTTAATTTTTAGACTGACGGTTTCCCACACAGGATCGTCCAGTTTTTTATCAAATTTTTCACGAAAAGAAAAAATCTTTTCACAGATAACTACGTTTTCAATACTCACGTCTCCTGCCAAATATTTTTTTAGGATTGGTGGATGACCTTTTGAACAGTTGAAGACATTCTCTAATTCGTTTTCCGATAACAATTCGTTCATTTGTTCTTTGAACAAGTAACTCAAACTCTGCTGTCGTTTCATCCACTCGGCGTAGTTTCTTTCTCCAGAATTGATAATTTCTCCAATCCATAGGTTTTGTGGGTTATCGGACGAAATAAAATTAGATACAAGGAATTGAACAACTTCTTGATCGGAATACTTCCTAGAAGTTTTTTCAAACCAATACTTATCTTTCCTCTTATTAAAAGACGTTATGGTAGCTCGTGTTTTGGCACCATAACGAAAGAAGTCATATTTTGGGTTTGTAAAGTGATTTTTGAGTGACAAATAATGTTGGTAGGTTTCAAAGGGAGTCACGGTCATAGAGGAAGTTTTGCTCTTGAAGTTTTTTTCATAAAATTAAGTTGAGTCGCATCCCACTTCAGTTTTTCTTTCAGTGGTTTTGACACTAACTTTGTCACAGATTCTATCTCAAGTTCATTAATTTCGCAATAGTAAACTATCGCATCAATGTAATTGAGTTTTTCTGTGGCAACAATACCTTCAATCTCCATCGCAAATTTTGATGGAGTCAAAAATTTCTTTTCGATTGCTTTTTCTAGTTCCTTATTTGGTTCCATAGAGTTCCAGTTTATCTGCAACAAACTTTCTAATGTATTGGGTAAGAAGTTTGATGTATTTTGATTTGTCTCGTTCTTCATAGACGACGCATTCTCCATTTTCGCAGGCCATAATAATTACAAGTTTTTTGACAGAAATTCCTGTCAGTTCGTACAGCATACAAGCATATGCCATGCACTGTACAAAATAGTGATCGATCCACTCTCGTGGTTTCGGTTTCTTGGATGTTTTGAAATCAATTATTGCTAGTTCGCCTTCATATTCGGCAATACAATCAACCGTTCCGGCAATACCAAGTTGTTTACTATATAGGGAACCTTCAAGTGCATGAATATTATCAATCTTGTTTAGTTTAGATTTGGAGATCTTAAAAAGAAAATCTGAAATAGGTTGAACCTTTGGCAGTTCTTCATTCTTCAGGAAGTGCTCAGTCAGAGTGTGCATATCTGTACCACGACTTGTAGCAGCTTTAGTGATACGATCTGCTTCTTCATTACCAACCTTTTTTCTCCATTTAACAAAGATTTCCTTATTAAAATGACTGGTCACCGAAGTAATGGAGACCAGTCGGAGGAGTGCTTCTTCATCAGGAACAGAGTAATACCTTACCCCATCAATCGTCTCCCTCTCAAGTTGAGGAAGACTAATATCAATATGATTAAACATTAAAAACCAGAATCAATTTTTGCAGTTAGATATTCTTTGACAAGACCGGAACGAACAATATCATCAATATCAAATTCAATAATACCAAAAGATGGCATTTTACGCAAGACGTTCATAAAGTCAACGATACCATTTCTTTCATTTGATTTATTCAAATCAGATTGGCGAGCATCACCACAGAAACAAATTTTTGTATTTTCACCAACACGAGTGATAATTGAATCTAGTTCATGGAAGTTGAGATTCTGAAATTCATCAACAATAATGATCGAATTATCAAGAGTAGTTCCACGAAGGAATGACGTACTCCAGAACTTAATTGTCTCCTGTGCCTTAAGATTGCCATAGAGCATCTCGAAGTCTGCATCACTTGGCATCTGGAACATATACTTTACCATATTTTTATATGGAATCTGGTAAATGTCTGCCTTATCATCATGATCCCCAGGAAGAAAACCAATTTCTCTCGTAGCAACAAGTGATCTTACAAGATAAATTCTCTCATAAGGAGTTCTTTCATCAAGAACATCTCGTAGTGCATTAAAAAGAGTAATAAATGTCTTTCCAGTTCCAGCACAACCGTAGGCAACTATGTGTTTTCCCTCACCATACTCTTTAAACAGATTTTTTTGATTTTCTGTAAGAGGTTCTATATCAACCAAATATTCCGCACTTAAGGGTTTTTTTCTCTTCATCTGCTTGGTTGTAAGACCAACTCCAATTGGTTGGTCATTTGCAGATGCTCTTTTTCTTCTTGCCATACTTAGATTTTTGAAATATTTGATCCGGGGACTGATGCAGCCTTAGAAAGAACGTCGTTCCATCCTGGGTTTTTCTTGCGGAGTTTATCTTTCCATTCCCCAACCTCACCAATAGCAGGTGCGTTTTCTGGGGTATAGTATCTTTCCCAATCAGGATTATCTTCCCTCCACTGATCCCAAGCATGAACGCTCATTACAACGTCTTTAGTTTCACCAGTTTCTTTGTGTTTTACAGGATATGTTGCCATAATTTACATCAACTCATACGATATTTAGTTTGTCCACTCCATCGCTTCTGCAACAGCAGGAAACTGTTCCATGAAGATGTTCTTTGCACCTAGTGCAATATCCATGTGCTCCTTCTGTGTGCCGTTTGCAGAGCGCAAATCGATATAATGGATCCATGAGCGCACAGATCCCGTCATGTAGAGTCTTGTGGGCACGGCGAGGGGAAGCACAAAACGCGAACACTCCTTTGCGATTCCTGCATCAAGCATTTCTCGATATAGATCCATAGACTGAGAAAAAAGTCTTTGCATCTTCATCTCAAATTTTTGTTTGACAAACGGGTCAATATCATCAATAGAATTCTGACGATTCTTGGTGTCTTGACGGCGTAGTTCAGGTAGAGGGATCGTCTTCGCGAGTAGGGAAGAATCAGCATAGCGTTGTGAAAATTCTTGATATGTGAAGCTACGGTGACGAAGCACTTGAGCTGCCACACCCCTGGTAGTATTGATCTCCAGGGTCATGAATGCTTGCTCAAAAATACTCCAGTGTTGGTGTTTTACACAATACTTAAGGAGTCCAGAGAACTTCTCATTCTCCTGGTTATTGGGGTTGGAGACACGGGCACAATATGCCATGTGCTTCTCTGCATCAGGAGTTACACTAATCAGTTTTACGCTCATTTTTTACCAAATCCTTTAAATGTTTGTGAATCAATTCGATCAATTTCATCTTTAATGACCTTGATATTTTTCTTGTACTCTTTAATTTCTTCCTCAGAATACAAGTGTTCTTGCTTAATCAATCTATTAAGCAATTTTAGAAGTTTCTTTGCTCTATTTGTGCTATTAGTCCGGGTATCCATCATCATCCTCAAAAATTTCGTCGTAATCTTGTAAGATTGTTTTTGGAGATTCTTTCACATAAGCATCCACATCAGAATATACTTCTGCCTTCAAACTATCGACAAGTAATTCCAAATTACGGACAATCAGTTTTAATCGTTCTTTATCCATATGTGATCGTTGTTTCACTGTATTATAGCATAAAAAAGAGGGGTGATCAATCCCCTCTGTGTTTTATATTTTAGTACTAATTTAGAATTCCTCGACAAATGCGTTTACATGTCGCTTGGTCATTATCGCATTCAATCAAGCAGTCAAAGTAGTCATTAACCAAATCGAGTTCCTCGTTGCATCGGTTTAATGTACACTCAATGTGCATCCACTCTGCTAATTGATTGCGAGAAATGATATTGTGCATATCACCTCCATGCAATTTTACACATTACAAATATGACAAAAGAATTTGATCTCAGGTCATAAGCATACCTCTTTGAATTCTACTACTATATATCAAAAATGTGCCGATTTACACATAAATTATAAAACTTTCGTTACTTTTTTACAAAACTATAAAAAAAGAGAGGTTTCTCAACCTCTCTTGCAACTATTTGGAAAGAACTTTAATCTCTCCGTATATCAGTGATAGAAATGCTACAGAACCAAGGGATACAATCCCAGCAATTTGTAGTGCTCCCATATCACTTTACGTAAGTGCGACCACGGTAGCAATAGGTGCCGTGAGTTTCCTCAGGTGCCTCATGCACTTTGCAATCAACTCCACGATACTTAGTAACATGGATTTGTGCATCGTGCAGTGCTGCTGCCTTGTCGATTTGTTTTTTGATGATTGTTAAGGTGTTCATTTGATTGACTCCTGAAGTAGGTGAAATTAACCTTCTCTGCTTTCGCAGGATCCGTTTTCCCGTTCCTTCAGTCGTTTGCGTCCCATGGACAATGTGGAGTTGCTTC